TGATCGTCGAGGTCGGCCCCGCTACTCGGAGAACACCAGGACGGCGACCTTCGCCGTCACCGCGGGGGTGGTGCCCGCGATCACCGCGCGCACCCGGACGTGGTTCTTCGCGGGCACGCCGAAGCACATGGCGGACCCCGCCGCCGTGATCGCCGCCGTGGTCGCGCCCGTCACCGCGGTCCACCCCGTCGAGCCGTTGTCGGACTCTTCGAGGGACACGGTGACGTTCGCGCCGGTGCCGGTGATCGCGGAGACCTGAGTCAGGGCCAGGACGTACGCGGCCTGACCGGCGGGCGCGATCGGCCCGCTGGTCTCGGTCGCCGAGGCGGCGTTCAGGTTCAGGGCGATGTCGCCCTGCGCCTGCGTCATGCCGAATCCCATTGCTCTGCCCTCCCGGGGGTTAGGAAGATCAGAACGACGGGGTGACCAGGCCGGTACCGGCGATTTTCTGCATGGCCGCGTTGTAGCGCCGGAAGCTGTACGCGAAGTACCCGTACAGGACCAGGCGGACGGCGAGCTGGTGGGCCAGCGGCTGTTCCGCGCGGATGAACACCGGCGCGTTCGGGTCCTCCCACAGGTGGCACTCGGACGACGCGATCACGTAGATCTCATCCTGGTTCGTGCCGGTGCCGGTGTTCGTCGCGATGTTGTTGTCCACGATCACCGGCATCCCGTTCGGGAGGGTGCCGCGGATGCCCCGGTTGTACCCGGTGTTGTTCGCGACGCCGCCGTTCTGCGCCGGGATGCCGGACTGCCCGATGAACGGGAACTGCGAGGACAGGTGGGCCTGAAGCCAGTACCACCGGCGCGAGTGCATCAGGATCATGTCCGGGAAGGCCATGCCCAACAGGGACGCCTCGGCCGCCGCCTGCGCGCCGAGGAACTTCGGCCACAACTCCGGCACGGTCGGTGATGCGTCGTCGAACGTGGTCGCGTTCGCGATGGCGGCGAGGCCGGTCGTGGCCTGGTTCAGGAGCGTCCCGTCCAGCGCCGTCGCGTACCGGCGCATGAGGTCGTCCATCGTGACTTCCTCGATACCGGTCCCGCGCTCGATCGCCTGGCGGGTGAGGTCCGCGTACCCGGCGGCGGTCTGCACGTTCTCGGTCAACAGGGTGTCGTCGATGTCCGCGGTCAGGGCCGCGTTCCCCTCGGTCTGAAGACCGACCGACGTGGTCGTGGTGATCCGGGAGATGTTGACCGTCATCCCGTTCTCGGGGAGGTCGTGCTGGTTGCAGGCGTCCGCGAACGGCCGGAGAGCGGCGACCGCCGGGGCGTACAGGTCGGTGAGGTACTGCGGCACGACCAGGCCCGCGAAGTTCGACGTACCGACGTTCGCGCGCTTTTCGAGGTACGCGCCGCGTTCCACCCGCTCTTCGCGCATGTGGGAGCGGAGCCGGAACCCGGCCTCTTCGTCGTGGTGGGAGTACGACGCAACGATGTCGCGCAGGAACTCGGTCCCCTTCCGGCAGTTGCCGGGGTTGTAGGTCCGCTTCTCCTGGCCGATCCGGGCGACCTCGTCGTACGCCGGTGCCCGGTTCTTGTACTGGACACCGTCGTCGCCCCGGCCGCCGGTCGGGCCGTCCTCGACCTGCTGGCGCTCGTTCAGCTTCAGGTCGGTGTGCATCTCGATCTGCTGAAGCTTGCGGGCGTTGCGGAGCTTGACGTCGATACCCGTGATGTCGTTCTCGGCCTGCGCGTGGTTCTTGAACTCGCGCTGGATCTCGGCGTCCTCGTCGGCGGACAGGGTCGGGCGGCCGTCCTTGCGGGCGGCGGCCAGGATGCCCGCGATGTTCTGCGCGGCCCGCTCTTTGCTGCGTAGGGCCTGCTCGCGCTCGACCTCAATCGAGGTGATCAGTGTTTCCAGGCTGGTGCCCATGTCTCCACTCCGGGTCAGTTGATCCCGGGGTCCGTAGCCGGTATGGACGGCCGCGCACGGTTCCCCTACGGGTTGCGTGTGGTCGTCCGGACGGCTACGGAGGGGCGCGGCCGGAACACTGGCGGGCGGGTCGGCTTACTGAGGGAGCCGGTGGCCGAGGGACGCCAGAAGAGCTTCGTACTTGTCCACGGTAGGCCCATCACCGGCCGTGGTGTCAATGACCTTGTCGTCTTCGCGGACCTCGGCCGGGGCCGGGTCGTTCGCCTCGGGGGTCGCCGGGTCGATCGCGGACCTGATCCACTCGTCCGCCTGCTGGCGTTCGGTCTCGGTCACCGGGTCGCCGTCGCGGGCCTCACGGGCGCGGTCGGCGATCCTCGCCACGGTCCCCGGGTCGACCTCGCGCAGCATGGCCTGCCAGGTGTCGAACCGGCGCGACAGGCGGTGGATCGCCTCGCCGATGGCACCGGGCGGGAGTTCGTCGAGTTGCGCCAGGATCTCGTTCGAGCGGGCCGAGATCGAGGTGTACGGGTTGGCCCCGTAGTTGACCGCCGACACGTCCCCTCGGTGGATGTCGTACGCGCGGATCTCGAACGTCTCGAAGTCGTCCGACCACCAGCCGTCGGTGATCATGAACGCGAACGACATCTCGGTAATTACACCGTCGTCCATGCCGGAGACCATCAGTTGCACGTCCGAGCGTTCCGGGTTGTGGTACGCCAGGTGTGACCCGCCGGTGTCGTCCTCGGAGAGGGTCAGCGTCCCGCGGTTCTGGTTCCACGGCCCGGCCGTGCGCGCCATCGCGAGGCCGGTGTGATTCAGCAGGAACACACAGTCCGGTTTCGAGGCCAGCGTGTCGGTCCCCGCGCCGGACACGACCCGCTCGACGTACGGGCCGTACCAGTCGTACATCTCGTACCCGCGGTCGTGGATCGTGTAGTACCCCTCGGTCTGGTACATCGGCCGACCGCGGTAGTCGACCAGTTGCGCGCGGATCTCGCCCGCGATCGGGTCGGACCGGCGGGCCTGCGCGATCCCGCCCGGGGCGGAGCGCTGGATCTTCCCGGCCCCGTGCGCCCGCTGGCGCATCCGCCCGGCCTCGCGCCGCTCACTGGCGGCGGCGTGCTGTCTGGTGGTCATGTCCTGCCCTTCCGTCACGCTGGCACGTCCGCCGACGGCTGGTCCGCCGGTACGGTGTCGCCGGAGCCGGGGCCGCCGCCCTGGCCCGGGTCGCCCTCGGATGCGGGGGCGGCACCGCCACCCCCCGAGATCTTCGGCTTGCCGTAGATCTCTTGCATCTCGGTCATGTCGGCAGGGGAGAGCGGGGCCTGGTTTTCCAGTGCCCGCGCCTCGGAGTTCGTGATCGTCCAGGTCTCCAACCGGGAGCGGATCATCTGCTCGCGGCTGACCGGGTCCATGCGGAGCAGGGCGTCCGTGTTGAGCTTGACGTACCGCGCCTCGGGGAGCAGCTTCGTCAAGGTCTTCTCGCGACGCTGCACGGCCGGGCCGAGATGCATGATCAAGAATTGCAGGTTGGCCTGCGTCACGTTCGCGTACGTGATCGACTGGCCGGACACTGCGCCGTGGACCATCTCCGGCGGCACACCGAAGAACCGGCAGATCTCGGCGACACCGAACCGGCGGCCTTCGAGCCATTCCATGCCCGCGGTCTCGGCCTGGATCATGTTGTATTCCCAGTCCTTGCCGGTGACCATCAGGTCGCCATTGCGGACCGTGTCGTTCCACCACTGCTTCGCCGCATCGCGCTCTTCGTCGCCGAGGCGCTTCGCCGTGTTCTGCATCCATGCTTTCGGGACGCCGCCACCGGCGAACCAGTCAAGGCCGTACTGCTGAAGCGACAACTGCTCCCCGATGGTGGCCGCCGCGTGGATCAGCGGCGACATGCCGACCGGGGAGCCGGACATCGGGTACTGCCGTTCGTGGTAGACCTCGGCCGGTTCGTAGATCTTCCCGCCGATGCGGTACTGAAGCTTGCCCTTGTACATGATCACGGCGCAGTCTCGCGGGTCCTGCAACTCGATCAGCGACGGCAGGCCCTCGGGGTAGTACCGGGTGCGGTATCCGTTGCGCTCGCGGATCAGGCCGATCGCGTTCCCCGTCATGTCGAGGTCCCGCTGGCTGGCCCACATCCAATCGACGAAGTCCCACGACAGGCCGCCCGGGTCGACCATGATCGGCGGTTTCGCCATCTCGATCGGGATGCCCTCGAAGTCGCGGAGCACGTCGGCGGGGAACGTCGAGATCAGGTCGGCGCGGATGCGCAGGCACGACCACACCGCCGAGTGGGTCATGGCCTTGCCCTCGGTCACGTTCACCGTGCCGTGCCTGCCGACGCCTGACCGCGGGGGGATCGTCACCCCGGCGATCGACGCGCCCTCGATCCCCGTGAACGCCCGGCCCGTGCGGGGTCGGGGCGACCTGGTCCACATGCTCACTGTTCCGCACCCGGCCCTTTCGTGTGGATGTTGCCCGGCGAGGTGGGGCCGGGGGCGCGGCGCGTCGGGCGCATCCGGCCAGGGTGCCCGCCCGGCTCGATCTGGCCCGGGTCCGGCTCCGGCTGGCTGGTGACCTTCCGGGAGTGGTCAGCGTAAGAGATCATCATGGCGAGGACCAGGCCGCCGACGCAGAGTGACCACGGCCCCCACCCCGCCTCGAACCACAGACCAAGGACCAGGCCGGTCGAGATCGCCAGCATGGCGACCGCAGACAGCCAGGTCGAGATCCGCTCTTTGGTCAGGTCCGGGTCCGACGACGTGGTCACCCACATGGCCTTCCGGTCGTCGAGCGGAGACGTCATGCCCACACCGTCTCAACCGAGCGACGACCGGATGTCGTACGCCCCGCCGACCCATTCCTCCGCCTCACCGGCGGCACGGGCCAGGGTGACGGCGTACAGGGGGGAGACGTCCACGGCCGACCCGGCGCGGTCCCACCGCCAGCGGTCGCCCTGGAAGTGCTTGACCACTCCGGCCACGGCGGCGTCGAGGTCCGCCTGGCCGATATGGCGCACGCGGCGAGTAGTGATCGGCTGGTCGTCGGGCCGGTCGGCGTCATCGTGCTCCCCTGTCTCGTTATAGATCGTGGCACATGCGGCGGCGACCTCGGCGGAGTTGAACCCCATCCCCTGAGACTTGCCCGGCCGGTTACCGGCGATCGTGATGTCTAGGTTCTGCTCTTCCGCGGCGCGCGTCAACGGCATGACCAGGCCCGCGAGCGGCCCGTTACGGTCGATCCCAATCGCGCAGACCTGGTGATTGCGGACCAGAGACAGCAGGGCCTCGACGATCCAGTTCACGCCGGACCGCCGGTCGACCAGTTCGAGGTGCACGTCCCCGGCGTCCGAGATCTGCGCCGCCATGCCGATCGAGGCGGCCGTAAGCTCCGGCGTGGCGTCCACCCCGAGGGCGATCGGCTCTTGGTACTGACCGTTATGGAACAGGTCCCGCCACGTCTGTTCGGCGATCGTCGACCACATCGGCAGAGCGCCGGTCGGCCACCAGCCGAGGTATTCGGCGCAGAAATCGATCAGGTCGAGGTCGTTGAAGTCCGAGGCCACGTTCTTGACCGGCACCGTGTAGCCGAGGGCGGGCATACAGTTCCACCAGGTCGACTGGTCCGAG